TGTTCAGTCATCATTAAAAGATGGCAAGACTTCACAGGTCAAACAGCCCGAAAGGTTTCCTAATGCCAGCAGGACGCCCAACCAAATATGATCCAAAGTATTGTGAGATGATAATTGAAGAGTTTCGCAAGGGTGGTCACATGCGTACCTTTGCCGATCTGGTCGATGTTGAGAAGAAAACCCTCTACAACTGGATGAAGGAATATCCTGAATTTTTACACGCCAGAAACAAAGCTTTAAACGCTTCGGCTGTTTTTTGGAATAAAATCGGTATTGGTTTGGCAAGTGGAAAGCTTAAGGGTAACGCTGCTGCTTATATTTTCAACTGTACTAATAGGTTTGATGAATTTAGCCGTGACGGTAGTGGTGGCGACCACCATGAAGACGCTTCGGACGCTTGGGAAGACCCAGAAAGCTTAACCTAATGATGGTAAAGAATCAGTTTCAGGTCGATGCTTATAAAGACCCAACTAGATTTAAATACCTGCTGGCGGGAAGACGAGGCGGCAAAACATTTCTAATCACCAACGACATTTGCAAGACCATACGCCATAGTAAGCGCGGTTCAAAGATATTCTACATAGGCCCAACTAATGCCCAGACAAAGGCTTTGATGTGGGAACCATTACAGGATGCTTTTTATAGATGCGGTTGGAAGTTTGAGCCAAAGGTTTCAGACCAATGCTTCATCCTTAAGGGCAATCGCAAAATATTCCTAATCGGTGCGGAAAAGATTAGCCGTATTCGTGGTCATGCCTGTATTAAAGTCTATTTGGATGAGTTGGCGTTTTTTAGTAAAGACTTAAACGAGGTTTGGCGTGCGGTTCGCCCTACATTGTCAGACTTTGGCGGCCATGCAATCCTTGCTACCACACCAAACGGAAAAGGAACACAAGCCTATGATCTTTACATGGAAGCAATGGACAAACACAACTGGGCCACGCATTCATGGAAGACAATAGACAACCCATACATTCCTAAAGAAGAGATTGAAGAGGCCAAGCGTGAACTTGATAAACAATCTTACTTGCAAGAGTACGAAGCACAATGGCAGTCATTTGTCGGGCTGGCTTACTATTCATTTTTAGAGGCTTCCCATATTAAAAAGCAACCCCAAGTCAATGCCGATATGCCGCTACACCTATGTTTCGATTTTAACGTAAACCCAACCACGTTGCTTTTGTCTCAATATGATGGGCAGATGTTTAGATACAAAAAAGAGTATTCGTTTAAGAACAGCTCAACAGAGGCAACGATCAAGGCATTTTGTGACGACTTCGACCACATGAAGGACCAGATCACTTTAAAGATTAGGGGCGATGCTGCTGGCTCAAGTAGGTCGGCCAACACAGGCAAATCTGATTACTACTACATTGAAGAACAATTGAAATTCCGTGGCTTTAAGTTTGAAAAACAGGTGCCTAGGGCTAACCCTCCAATCGTTGACAGAGTGAAGTTTGTCAATAGTTGGTTGCAGCCAATGGTCGGAAGGCATAGAATTGAAATAGACCCAAGTTGCAAGGATTTGATTAGAGATTTAGCCGCACAAGAGCTTAAGGGAAGACACCCAAGCGATGCGAACAATCTGGGCCATAAGGCAGACGCTTTAGGCTATGACATATTTTGGCAACAGCGGTCCGAAAAGAAAAAGCCGCCACGAATGGAACAGCTATAGGGAAGACAATGGCTCTTAAAGACGATATTCCAGCATTACTAGAACACATCAGACACAACGCAAAGTATTGGACAGATAACCATGCTTTGATTGATATCTATGAAGGTAACTTAAAGCCCTATGTTGAAGAAAGTCTTAGGGCGCAATTGTCAGCACAAGCCTATGAGCAAACCAAAGGGCGCGTCAGTCCGATCAATGTTTTGCAGCGTATTGTCGACAAGCTTTCAAAGATCTATCAGGAAGACCCGACCAGAAGAGTTGAAGATGGCGCAACACAAGATGATGAGCTATTAGATTTTTATGAGAAGTGTTATCGAATCAACACCACAATGAATTGCTCTAATGAGTTTTTCAATATGTCGAAAGCGTCTTTGTTGGAACCTTATGTTCACAAGGGCAAGCCAAAGCTAAGAGTTATTCCTAATGATCGTTTTTTGCCTTGGTCTAATGATGAAGTTGACCCACAAAACAAGGCGCAGAGAAGCGCACCCGTAAGCTGTTTAGAGTTTACACCGATGAAGAGTTTCTAATCTTTGACAGTGACGGAAACGTTCGACTAGACAAGATGGGCGATAACACAGACGGCATTAACCCTTATGGCCGAATCCCTTTTGTTTATGTGAACCGATCAAAGAATTTGTTAGTGCCTAAGTTAGACACCGATATGTTGGCTATGACTGTTCTAATCCCTGTCACAATATCCGATCTAAACTTTGCGGTTAAGTTCCTTTGTTTCAGCATTGTTTACACGATTGATGCTGACGTTGAGGGAATGAAGAAAAGCCCGAACGCTGTATGGCATTTAAAGACCGATGCTGATGGTGTGAAGCCTGAGATTGGTTCACTGGATCCGTCTGTCGACAGTGACAAAGTTTTAGCGCTTATTCAGGCAGAGTTTTCCCTATGGCTCAACACTAAGGGAATTAAGCCTGGTTCAATCGGTAAGCTAACAACGGACAACTTTGCGTCCGGCATTTCTAAGATGATTGACGAAATGGACACATCTGAAGACCGCAAGAAACAGGTTTCGTTCTATGCTGATGCTGAAGAAGACCTATGGTCACTCACTAAAACCATGCACGACTATTGGGTAAGAACTCAGCAGATTGATCCGATGCCATTGTTTAGCGTTGATTCAAAGATTATCACAGACTTTCAAGAGCAATTGCCTACGCTCACTAGAGGCGACATTGTTGAAGACCTTGAAACCGAAGTTAATGCAGGGTTTACGTCAAGACGCCGAGCCATTAAGAAGCTCAACCCCAAGATGACCGAAGACGAGATTGACCAACTTATTGCAGAGATTGACCAAGAGAAAAGCGCGAACGTTGTTGTTGCCGTACCTCCTACTGATGAGACTGAAGCTGAAGAAACCGAAGGCGAATCAGATAGTGAGGAAGAAGACGATGAATAGCCTTATTCTAATAGCGTTTTATTTGTTTATGACGTTTTCATTTGCAGGTTGTATGCAGGGGATAATGACCAGTGACATGTCGATGCTTGCAGTTGGTTGGGTTTGTTTCTTTTTGATGTGTTTGACTTTAACGTTTTACGTTCCGCCAGGTGACGACAATGGCTAAAAAACAGTCATTCATTGTTAACTTGCCCAAAGGCTTTGATGCTACAGACCAGGCAGAGTTTGTTGATTTGGTGTTAGATCACATCAAGACAAGGACTCAAAATGGTGTTGGCGTTAGGCGCATGGGAAGAGGCTACCAGACCTTTGCTTTTCCTGGGTACACTGCTGAATACAAAAAGGCCAAGGGAAGCTCAGACGTTGATTTGACGCTATCAGGCGACATGTTAGAAGCCCTAGAAGTCATCAAGAAAACAAAGGACACTGTTGAGATTGGTTATAAAAGAAGCAACACACAAGCGGGCAAGGCAGAGGGCAACCAACTGGGAAGCTATGGCAGGACACCAGACAGAAAAAAAGCCCGCCCATTCTTAGGATTAACAAAGGCAGAGCGTGACGAACTAGAAAACCAGGTGAGGGGTTAAATATGAGCATTCTTTGGGACATGGTTAAGTTTATTATTTATTCATTTTTGCTTTTAACTTTGGGCTTTTTGATGGGCGTCCAAGCAAGTGTCGATTCGTCAAGGCAGGAAGTTGTTGTCATTGAAGACTGCCGCGGAGTTAGTGAAGAAGTCGAAAAATCTTATTAAGGTTGTTCTATGCCAGTAGAAAAGGACATCACAGACTTCGTTAAGAGTGTTGAAAAAACAATAGACGAGTCTTTGTCAAGAAAGCAGCTAACCATTTTAGGTAAGGCTACTTTGACCATTATTTACAAAAGAACCAAAAAAGGAATTGGCGTAAGGAAAACAGGTAGTATTGGCAAAAGCCCCAAAAAGCTTAAGCCTCTGGCAGATAGCACCATAGCAAGGCGAAAAGCATTTAAAAGACTTAGCTCAACTACTTCACCTGGTAAATCAAACTTGACCTTCACGGGACAGTTGTTAGATTCATTAAAAGTAAAGAAAATCAGTGCAAGAAAAAAGAGTTTCGTTATTTCGCCAGAGGGCAAACGTAGGGGTGGTTCGATTGCAAACTTTGAAGTTGCCGAGTTTGTCGATGAAAATGGCCGCCCATTTTTGGGTTTAACCAAAGACGATGTGAAAGACATTACCAAGCTTTATCAATCAAGTTTTGCGAAGTTAGTGCGCAAAAGATTGACATAAACATTTAAACCATGGAGAATTAACAATGGAACAACAACCAACACCAGCGGCCACAGTCAGTGACGAAGCCAATGGAACCCTTCAGACAGCCAGTGGCGTTGAAGAAACACCGAGAGCTGAAGAAACCGTCAAGTATTCAACATACAAGCGTGTCGTTAGCTCTGAAAAGAACTGGAAGGCAAAGGCCGAAGAACTACAGGCTCGAATTGAGTCGGAGCAAAACGCAGCCCTAGCCGAGCAAGGTAAGTACAAGGAACTGTACGAGAACGCGCAGGAAGCAAATGCGACTTTGCAGAACCAGATTGCTCAACAGCAAAAAGACCGTGAGGACTTTATGAAGCTACGAGCCATGGTCGGTGCCATTGATGGTAAGGTTGATTCTAAATATTACGGGTTGATGCCGATTGACAAAGTTTTAGTTGATCCAGAAACGGGTGAATTAGATCAAATGTCAGTAACTAAAGCGGTTGAAACCTTCCGGCAGGAACATGGGATTTTGATTCAGGGAACAAAGCCCGCGCAAATGCCAGCTCAAGCACCGCAATATGTGCAAGGGCAAAAGTCATTCACTGAAATGAGCGCTAGGGAAATGGCGAACGATGTTGGTGA